ATGATTACAGACAAAACATTATTCATATACAACATGATTTATGTGGCCAAGAAAGAGCTAATACAATTATACATGAAATCATGCATGCAGCTGTTCAAGTTGCTGGACTCAACCAAGAAAAAGCACCATTAGAAAAACCAGAATTTGAGGAAGCAGTTGTTAATCAACTGACTAATGTGATGATGGCTGTGTTCAGAGATAATGATTGGATAGTTAAAATGTTAAGCACTGAATTAGAAAAAACTGATTAGATCATGAGCTCTAAAAACAATGAAGCGAGGCTTTGGCAGAAGGTTAAGAAAGGACTGACCGATTGCTTTCTAACACGCATAGAATCTAGCACTATCAATGGTAT